TGCCTGTGAGGCCATGTTGTTTTTCCCTATAACGTATTTACCGTAGACAAAAACGGCTAAGTTAATCCAACAAAAGGTTTGACAACGGGCAAGAGTGTTGTATAATAACTACAATATAGGAGAAGTTCAACTCATGGCTACAACAGCTACGCCCACACCAAAAAAAGTCAATTATCTCAACAACAGAGATATTTTAAAAGAAATACACGCCAGCAAAAATACCTACTGTACCTATCAGGATCCTGCAACAGATCATCAGTATGATATTATTCTGCCCAGCCTGGAAAAGATCAATCAACGCACCATAGCCGAAGCCCGGCGTGTTCGTGCGGATCGTATCAAGCGCGAAACAGGAGAAATTGTCAACGACAAAAAGATTCCGCACACAGATCTGGTGTTTCGCATCACTTGTTGGGATCACATACCCATGGCACCCAAAAAACAAACCAAAGCACAGGTCAAAAAAAGCAAGATGGAAGAGCTCTTGGCCTTGGAAGACGACACAGAGGAGTCGGATGGGCTGGAAGAACTGGTAGAAGTGCCTGTGTTGGACATGAACTATGTGAGATTGAACTTTCCACCGTTTTTTCACTATCGGTTAGACACAGAAAAACAGCCGTTTTTGGTAGGTAAATCGCACTGGCGTGGTACCTTAGATGGTGGCGAGTTCTGCAGAGATCACGGCAAAATGACCAATAAATTGGCCCATATGTTTATAAAATTGTGCGAAAGATATGCTACAAGGAGCAACTGGCGTGGATACACATACAACGAAGAAATGCGGGGACAAGCCCTGCTACAGCTCAGTCAAATTGGATTGCAGTTTGACGAGTCAAAATCGCAGAACCCTTTTGCGTATTATACTGCCGCTATCACTAACAGCTTTACTCGTGTGTTGAACATTGAAAAGAAGATGCAGAACATGCGAGACGACATTTTGGAAATGAACGGACTCAATCCAAGTTGGACACGCCAGTTTAGCGAAAGCCACAACAAGGCAGCCGAAGCGGTTGCAAACACTCCGGAAGAGTAGTATACTGCTACTCTATGACCAACTTATTTAAAAAAGCCATTGTTTTCACTGACATCCATTTTGGACTGAAATCAAATAGCCTGTTGCACAATCAAGACTGTGAACAGTTTGTGGATTGGATCATTGCCACCGGCAAAGAACAAGGTTGTGAAACCGGCATGTTCCTGGGTGACTGGCATCATCATCGTGCTTCGATCAATCTGCAGACTTTGAACTTTAGCTTGCAGGCGCTGGAAAAGCTGTCAGCGGCTTTCTCGCAATTCTTTTTCATACCCGGTAATCACGACCTCTACTACAGAGACAAGCGAGACATTCATGGTGCGGCTTGGGCTCGACACCTGCCCAACATCCATGTGTGCAACGACTGGTTTGAAGAAGGCGATGTTATAATTGCGCCTTGGCTGGTCGGAGATGATCACAAGCGTATTAAAAAAATGTCCAGCAAGTATATGTTTGGACATTTTGAGTTGCCACACTTCAAAATGAATGCCATGGTGGAAATGCCAGATCATGGCGAGATACAGGCCGCACACTTTGGACACTATGACAAGGTGTTCTCTGGGCACTTTCATTTGCGTCAAAATAAAAACAATATCAACTACATTGGCAATGCGTTTCCGCACAACTTTGCTGACGCCGGCGATAACAAACGAGGTTGCATGATCTTGGAGTGGGGTTTGGAACCTGAGTATCACGCCTGGCCCGGTCAACCTTTGTACAATGTGTTTGATCTATCTACCTTGATTGATCGTGGTGATCAACTGCTCAAACCCAACATGCATGTGCGTGTGCAGTTGGACATTGAAATCAGTTACGAAGAAGCTGGTTTTATCAAAGATACATTTATCAGCAAGCACAGTCTTAGAGAAATGGCCTTGATGCCCAACAAACGATCAGCGTTGGAAGAAGACTTAGCGCCTGGAGAAGTCAAATTTGAGTCTGTTGATCAAATTGTCACAGATCAAATCACCAAGATTGAATCAGAGTTTTACGATCCAAAACTATTGCTACAAATTTATCAGGCACTATGATCCAAATCAAAGACCTTACAGTTAAAAATTTTATGAGTGTGGGCAATACCACACAGGCTATCAATTTTGATCGCAGAGATCTCACACTGGTGTTGGGTGAAAATTTAGATCTTGGCGGAGATGGCTCACGCAACGGCACAGGCAAGACCACAATCATCAATGCCTTGAGTTATGCGTTGTATGGGCAAGCTCTGACCAATATTCGTAGAGACAATCTAATCAACAAGACCAATGGCAAAAATATGTTGGTCAGCCTAGACTTTAATATCAATGGCAGAGACTACAAGATTGAACGCGGTCGCAAACCCAATGTGCTAAAATTTTATGTCAACAACGAAGAACAAGCCGCAGATGATAACAGCCAGGGCGATTCAAGAGAAACACAAGATGCTATAGAATCAGTCATGGGCATGACTCATGACATGTTCAAGCATGTGCTGGCACTAAACACATATACCGAACCGTTTTTGAGTTTAAAGGCCAATGACCAACGAGCCATTATTGAACAGCTTCTTGGAATCACCTTGCTCAGCGAACGTGCTGAACGCATAAAAGAACTCAATAGAGAAACCAAAGACGGCATCACACAAGAAGAAATGCGCATTCGTGCTGTTCAAGAAGCCAACAAGCGCATCGAAGAACAAATTGAAAATCTACGTCGTCGACAAACAATGTGGGTGACAAAACATGATGAAGAAGTTGAAAAGTTACAAACGGCGCTGGAAGAACTCAAGAAGATTGATATCGAAGCGGAGATTGCGGCACACAAGGCGTACAAGATTTGGGATCAGAAACGCAAGGACATTAACGACTTATCTGGCCAGATCTCCCGCACGAAACTTGACGTGGATCGAGAAAACAAAATCACTGAAAAACTTAGCAAAGAGATTGCAACACTTGAATCTCACACCTGCCACACATGTGGTCAGCCGTTCCACGACAATAAGCACCAACAGGTTCTGGAAACGAAGCAGAAAGATCTGGCAGGTGCAAGAGCGTCAAGCCAGGAACACAGCACCATGTTATCAGAGCTGGAGGCTGCCCACACATCCTTGGGCACGTTAGGCAAACCGCCCAAGATGTTCTATGACAATGAAGCCGATGCTGTGCATCATCAAGCAACATTGACTAATTTAGAAAAACAAATCACTGAAAAGTCTGCTGAGACTGATCCCTATGGTGAACAGATTGAAGAAATGACCGGACAAGCGTTGCAGATAGTATCCTATGATCCACTCAATGAGCTCACGAGACTGCAGGAACACCAGGATTTCTTGTTGAAACTACTCACCAACAAAGATTCGTTTATTCGTAAAAAGATCATTGAACAGAATTTAAGTTATCTTAATGCTCGTCTCACGCACTACCTAGACCGTATTGGACTACCGCATCAAGTCATATTTCAAAACGATCTCTCAGTAGAGATTACAGAACTTGGACGTGATTTAGACTTTGATAACTTGAGCCGTGGCGAACGCAATCGACTGATTCTATCTATGTCATGGGCATTCCGTGATGTGTGGGAAAGTTTATACTCACCCATCAACTTGCTGTTTATTGATGAACTGGTTGATTCGGGCATGGACACACAGGGCGTAGAAAATAGTCTAGCATTGCTGAAGAAAATGAGTCGTGAGCGACACAAGTCAATTTGGTTGGTCAGTCATAGAGACGAACTAGCCGGTCGTGTAGAAAACATCCTTAAGGTTGTAAAAGAAAATGGATTTACAAGTTATAATACAGATGTGGACATTGTATAAAAATAGCATGTTTAACGGTAATCTGATAACTAATAGCTCATGTCATGGCTATTTGAATCACAAGAAATTACGGAGTTACCCGAAGACTGTGCTGGCTTTGTTTATTTGATCACTAATAAACTGACCGGCAGGCAGTACATTGGCAAGAAATTAGCAAAATTTAAGAAGACAACATATAAAACAGTAAAACTCAAAAACGGCAACAAAAAACGTAAAAAAATTCGTGGCACCATAGATTCAGATTGGCAAACATATTATGGCAGTTCTCCGGAGTTATCTCGAGATGTTGAACTGCTAGGCATAGAAAACTTCTCACGCGAAATATTGTATTACTGCCGATCCAAATCGGAATGCAGTTACATCGAAGCTCGCGAACAATTCTCCAGACGTGTGTTAGAAAGTGATGACTACTACAACGGGCACATACAAGTGCGTGTTCATGGCAGTCACATCAAAGGCAAATTAAGTAGCAACGGCTAGCACAGGCCAACATCGTGTGCCCTAGACCTGGATCACGGATCACAGGGATGGAAGTCTTGCCGCACTAGCAAGCACTCAATCAGTATCCTTGACAGGACCACGATCGCAAACACCTGCGGTTTGATTGTTTGAATAGAGTAGACCAAAGGGAAAATGACGTGCTAGTGATAGCACACGTTTACATGAGATGTTAGCGTATTTTATGTAAGCCGCCGTTGTGATAAAGACGGAATGAGCAGGTAACGGACAACCGCCTGTGCAATTGAATATAGTGAATTATAGACAACTATAGACAATTATAGTTCCAACGCTAAGTGACTGTTCGTACTCGGATGATGACAGTTTTCGCTTTGCCCTGTGCGGGCAAAGTGTGACCAAGGTATCTGGATGATAACTGTTTCGCTTCGCTCATCTCTTAAACAATCATTGACGAGCACAGCGAGTCAATAGAACTTCGTAGAAGTTCTCAACAATCAGTTAGAACTGATCTGGCCAATCTCTAAACAATGCATGTTGTATATCGCCAGCAACAAACTGATTGAATGACTTGTGTTTGACTTCGAGTTCTCCTTCTAATGGAGCAACACGACGGAATGCTGAATCCATTTGACCCATGTCCTTGAACTCCATGAGTATCATCCATTCTGGCATGTCAGCAATGCTACGGAATCCCATTTTGCAACGAGTGATTCTGTATGATTCCATTTTACCTTCAGATACTAAGTGATCAAAAAAGCTCTTCATGCCTGTGACCCAGTCTATGTCTGAGATGTCACCTTCCTTGTTTGCCCATATTGTGTATAAGTCTGCCATTATGTCATTGGTCCTAGTAGTTCAAATCCATCTATCTCTTTCTTGTAAGCCTGTGCTTGCTCAAGGTAGAGATAGTCAAACCCCCGAGCTTTATAGATAGCACATTCTGTTTTCATTGTTTCAATGCCCAGCCTTGACTGCGGATCATGATAAGTCCACGCAAACTGCATGCATTCAGCATTCTTATCATCGTAACGATGGATCAAACTAAACGCAACCATTTGATTGTGATCAAAATATCCTATGACATCAGTCATAGGATCTGTGTAACGACTGTGGAATATAGGCATGACACTGGTAAATTTTTTGTGTATGCAGTAAGCTCTGTAGATAGCGTCTAGTTCCTGTATTTGTTCCACTGTGGGTATGAGATATCCCCATTCAGTGTCAACGCTGTAGTTGGTCTTGCTCAGATCAATGCGGGCAAACTGGTAGCTCATGTTCGCGGATCCTGCCTGTGCTGAAACAGCATTTCTAAATATTCTGGTGGCCAGGTTTTGTAAAATCCCTTGCTGGCCATGGCACGAGCTTTCTGATCAAGATCGCTTAAACTTTGTACCAGAGCCAGGGCATAGGTACCTTGATTCATTGACACACCGTTGACTATTTCTGGATCTGTGGGGTGATCTTCTAGAGCAATCATGTCTCGG